GAGATAAATGTGTAAAGCTTAGTTCTGTCGCGGCTAATGTAGTGGCGGCATCTCGCACTGAGCACTTGGATTATTTAATCCTCTCCATTCCTTCATGCGTATTTTCTACGCTAGGAATGAAGGTGGGGGTTTGGACTTCTAGGGTTCAGCCAAGAGAGCCAGTACAGATAAACCAGTTCTACGAAGGTAAACCATGCGTATCCAGCGCTGCTATAAAGCTTAGCGCAACTAAGCCATGGCACGTCAATTATGCGGCCAGTACGACTGTAGGAACATCAGGGGCCCCTATATTAGATAGCAAAAACCGCATAGTCGGAGTCCATTTGGAGCACGATTCTGTTATCAAGTTGAACGTTGGAGTTATTCCGCCTGTTTTTAGGATGAGCAAAAAAGAATCTCCTACCAACGAAGACATAGCCCAGGGTCAACCACAAATGACTGAATATACTCCTGGAGAAGAGGACTATGACGGTTATGAGGCTCCTGAATCAAATAATGATGAAGATGTTGATGACTTCTACGAGATGGAGGCACATGAGACGTTCCTCACAAAAGAAAAAGATTCCCTAGGTATTTACCAGAGTGGTACTTCCTGGGGTGATTTTATGGAGGATCGTGACAATAATATTGCCGAGAAAATGTACGAGAAATACGGAGACAGATACCATGTGTATAAAACCGCTGCAGGAAAATCAGGCTCCCATATCGGAGCTAGAATTAAGGGTGGTCGCTACCGAAAGGAAAGCCCATGGACTTGCTCCCAATGTTCTTGCGTGCAGAATAAGGGCTATCAATGCATAAACTGCGGATATGCGCTTGTTCCTCTTGATAAAAAGAAGATTAAGAAAATTGAGAAAGGTACCGATGTGGCTAAGACTATCTTAGAAGATAAACTCCCTACGGAAATGGTCACTAAGATTATAGATCAAGTCGCAGAGGACACGCTGGTTAAGAAGATCGCATTACAAGTAGCGGAAATGCTTAAGTCTGGAGGTGCAGGTAACTACGACTTCTATGAGCATAAGCAGGCTCTTGATATTAAAGATGACCTTAAACGCGGCTTGTACCCCGACCTACCTACTTATAAGGAGATCCCTATGGAAAAGAAGCTAATTCAGAAATTGAAAACGCAGCGTTCCGCGGTCCCTTTGAAAGTAGATATGGAAAACTCCCTTTATATAGCTGTCCCCACTTTAGGTCCTGACCAAGACTATTTTAGAGATGGTCTAACCACAGTTAAAACTCATGTAGCGAAAGTGAATCCAAGAAAGGAAACAGCTTTGGCTCAGAAAGCTGAGGAGAGACCTGTTCTTTCGAAGTCCGCCAAAAGAAGGCTGAGAATTCAGAAGAAGAAACAAGCCTTGGACAATGTAGCACCTGCGGTTCCTTTAAACTTTCAAGCCCCAGTGATATCTGGGGCTCCTACTACCAGTGGTTTGAAAACGCTACCCCATTCTCAGAGCAATCAGAAGAAATCGGGAAAAGTAGTATTACTTTCACAGGGGCAGGACAAAGGAAAGAAACTGCAAAGTGGCAAGCAGCCTGTCGCCAGGAGCCCAGTTTTGCCAAGTACGCTTGGCCCCCAAGAGGGGCAGAAGCAGAAAAGCGTAGCTTTAAACTCCAATGCGACAAACATATCGTAGATTTTAGAGAGCCTACTCTCTCTGAGATCGAGGAGTCAAACCAACGGATCTTACCTCAATATTTACAACATACTTTACCATCATATTTACAGACCTACGATCGCGAAAAGTGGAGTGTAGCCATAGATAAACTCAAGGACGATATAAAAGCTGAAGCCAGCCCAGGAGTCCCTCATGCAAAAATTGCCAAGCGCAATGACAAATTGATGGAGACCATGGGCGAGCGCCTCAATGATATTGTACTTGATAGAATCGAGTTGATCCTCTCCACTCCCATTGACAAACTTAAGACCATGACAAGGAAGGAACGACTTGACCGTAATTTGATGGACCCAGTGAGAGTCTTCGTGAAGAACGAGCCTCATTCATTGGATAAAATCAGTACTGGCCGAGTCCGACTGATTATGTCTGTTTCACTTACTGACAAAATAGTGGAAATGTTGTTATGTAGGCACCTCACAAAATTGGAAATTCAGAATTGGAAGGATATACCATCTAAGCCAGGTATTGGTTTCACAGAGTCGGATAGTGCCAGCGTTTACGCTGACATAGTCGGATGTGGGCTACCTATGTCCTATGCAGATATTTCCGGTTGGGATTGGGGTGTGAAACAGTGGCAAGTAATTGATACGGCGAGGGCCACGATTCGGCTTGCTAAGAGTCGTTCGCTTGTTTTTGAACACCTAATGATAGCCAAGGCATATCTAGAAACTGAATCAATTTATCAGTTTTCTGATGGTACCTTGGTTCAACCCCTTTTTAAGGGTATAGTTAATTCAGGAAAATTTAGAACGAGCAGAGATAACTCTTTTATGCGGGTCAGAATCGCTGACCTCATCGGATCTCGCAAAACCATTGCAGCCGGCGACGATTCTGTGGAGAACACAGTGGAGGGAGCAGCGGAAAAATACTTAGAGTATGGAATACGCTGCAAAGAATACCTTCCCGTCAACGACTCTTTTGAGTTTTGCAGCCATTATTACGGGCCTAATATCTGCTATGCTTTGAACAAGGAGAAGATGGTTATGAATCTCTTGCATCAAGAGTCTAGGGACTTCTTTGAATACAGGATGTCTATGGTAGGCTTTGAAGCTGAATTAGAGAC